AATTGCTAAGCACCAAACCCGCTTTAGGCGGGAACTCTCAAAAATGAGAGGTGGTTATCGTTTATCTCGCTGCTTAACTAAAGGCGTGCAATCCTGTCAAGGTCGCCCAGATACTAGCCAGCTTGTTTATCTCTATCCATCACCACAATGTTTAGAAGGGCTGGGTCATAGCCCCGTCTTATTGAGGACTAGACCAATAAAAAAGGGCTTTACAGGTAGCTTTATGCTGAAACGACTTAGAAAAATGGGCTTGCGACACTTTCCTAAATCCATAAAACCACCTATAAAACCCTGTTTTGAGTGTTTCAGTCCTCAACGCTGAGAATTAAACCACAACTTTTTGAAAGGTGCAATATGAATCAAGCAGAAAAAGACGCAGAGCAGTGGTATCGCACACACGCACGCATGGAAGCGAGGCGGTTAATTGAAGCCAAAGAGCTTGGTAAGCCTTACTACATTGACAGAGGGGGCTATGTCATTACGCCAGAGCAGCCCAAAGTGAAAAAGCCCTTGTGCAAGAAAACAACACCACTTGACAATCATGATTAGTTGTGTTATAATGATTATGTAGATGGGAAATCATCTACTGTTCTTTAACCTAACTATGAAGGAATAATTATGTCAGACACATGGCGTAAGGAGTGGCGTTATCAAGTTCTCAAAGATGGCAAAGTTGTTAGCACTTGGCAGAGCAAAGAAAGAGCAAAGCAAAAGGCTAGAGAATTTGAAAGTCTGGGGCATAAGACAGAGATCAAAAAGGTCGAAGTTGAGGTCATGCCTGTTAGCTTGTTTAACGACATCTTTGGAGTGAACTAAACCAGCCCACCCTTCGGGGTGGGTTTTTCTTTGCCTAAAAACAACACGCACACAAAACTATTGCACTAATCAAAATAATGCTGTAATGTTCTATATGTAGTACCTAACCTAACTATTTATTAAAGGACAATTTGCTATGAATCTTTGTAAAGATTGCCAGCATTATGAGGAGCAGACGGGCTATTGCCTACGCACCTCACGCACTGATCCCGTAACGGGAGAACCCAAATTCTATTTTGCAAGAATTGAGAGAGAGTATTCCATCTCAACTGGCTGCGGTATGGTCGGTCAATTCTTTACCCCAATTCGATCCCTCAAATGGACAGACGAGGAATTGGATGATCTCTCTACCATTCCATTCGGTAGATAACCTAACTAGGAGTAGATGATGAATAAAGTACCTGATTTTCCAGTCAAGAAAAAGCCTGGCAGACCAAAAAAAGATACCCAAGTATCTGAGCTAGATCGCCTTAAGAACCTCATTGGTCGGCAAGATGATTTGATTGCCCAGCTACAAGATGATTTAAAAGATGTTAAAGCGGAGTATGAGCTTCTAGATCAAGATCTCGGGATGTTAGAAGGCAAGATCGAATCTTATCGTGAGATCCTCAAAACCTTACTGGAGATTACAGAATGAAAGCATTTCCAAAATCATATAGTCAATACCCAACAAATGACGGGATGGATCTAAAAGATTATTTTGCAGCTAGAGCTATGCAAGCCATGATTGGTCAATGCACCAACGGCAATTTTGACGATTTTGTGATTGCTAAGGCTGCTTATCAAATGGCTGATTTCATGATTAAAGAAAGGAATTCAAGTGAACAATCAAGCTGATTTTGCTCCAGAAGTTCGCAGATCCGCTATCTGGTCGGGTGACAGCCGTAAAGTAGCTAATGGCAAGATGGTCGATGTCATATTAGAAAAGCAGGGCAAGAAGGAGATCCCTGATTTATCGCATATTGAAGCCGTACAGATGGGTCATGTCATGCAGCCCTTAATAGGCAGACTAGCTCAGGACAAGCTCAAGAAGGAGTTAAAAGATGCAGACTACAGCATTACTCATCCCAAGCACCAATGGTTTCGTAGTCATTTTGATTTCATCAGTGCTGATGGTTCTATGCTTGTTGAAGCAAAAAACTACAACGCTGGAGTTCGTGGGAAGTTTGATACTGACAGTAATCGGATTCCTGATGCTGACTACGCCCAACTGGTTCACGAAGCTGCTTGTCATGGTGTTAGCTCTATTGTCCTGGCTGTGCTTTTTGGAGGGCAGGAATTTTGCACCTTTGAGTTCAATATTACGGATGTTGAAAAAGATGATCTCATTAAGAAAATGGCTACTGTATGGGGGTTTTGCCAAGCAGGAACGCTCCCGCCAGCCGAAACCATTGAGCAAACCAAGATCATGTACCCCGAAAGCAATAGTGCTGCGCTGGTGGCTACTCAGCAGGTCGAAATGGCTGTTGCTCAACTTAGGGATATTAAGAATCAGATTAAGCATCTTGAGAGCGCTGAGGAAAATATAGAGGTGCAGATCCGTAATCTCATGGGATCAGCAGAAGAGATCAGAGCAGTCGATGGCACTAGCTTAGTCACTTGGAAGTCTAGCAAGATGAGCAAGCGCTTTAGTTCAGATCTATTCAGACAAGCGATGCCTGACATTTATGACAAGTTTGTAATAGAGCAGCCAGGTTCACGGAGGTTCTTAGTCAAATGAATAACATAGATTTTGCAATATGGGTGATGACAGCCAGTTCTGTCATAGATACTGTCCTAACTATTATGGAGAAATTAACATGAGTAATTTAGTTGCATATTCAGAGATGGAGCAGATGGCTACCGCTATTGCTGCCAGTGGTTTATTTGGCATGAAGGATAAAAACTCAGTCTTAGCACTGATGGCAGTCGCTCAAGCTGAAGGGTTACATCCCGCTACAGCAGCACGGGATTTTCATATTATTCAGGGCAGACCAGCTCTCAAGGCAGATGCAATGCTGGCACGCTTTCAAAACGCAGGTGGCAAAGTCGAATGGAAGGATTACAAAGATGACAAAGTTACAGGAGTTTTTTCACATCCCAACGGGGGTGACCTTGCGGTTACATGGACCATTGAGCAAGCTACCAAAATCGGTCTTGTTAAACCAGGAAGCGGATGGCAAAAGTTCCCCAGAGCGATGCTACGAAGCCGTTGTATTTCAGAGGGGATTAGATCAGTTTTCCCAGGATCTGTTACGGGCTTCTACTCACCCGATGAAGTCGAAAACTTTGAAAGCCCGNCCTCCAAGCCTAGAGAAGTAAAAGACATGGGATCAGTAGTGCCTAATATCGTTGATCTTAGCGCTATTCCCGATGACATCCCTGACATGGCTATACCGATGTATGTGCCAGGCACTGAAGAACCTTATGCACGCTATATCTGTCAAGCAGATTGGATCGAAGGGTTTGCAGAGATGCACGCTAAGATCCATGAATCAAGCAAGATGACGGCTGAGGAGAAGTTCGAGAAGATCAAAAAATTCAGGGAAGTTAATGAAGTCTATACAAAAACATTTGATGGCAATACAACAGCGAAATTCTTATCACGACTACAAGCTATTAGAAAGGAAATCAACAATGGCTAATGGACATATTGCTCAGATGGGCAAAGGGGTGTTATTTCAAAACGAAAAGAAACACGACAAATCACCTGATTGGAAAGGCACGCTATTGTTATCTGAAGATTACAAAGCAGGTCAAACCCTGAAGATTGCTGGATGGACAAAACAAACACCTAAAGGCAGCTTAATCAGCTTGTCAGAAGATAATTGGAAACCTGATAATGGTGGTACTTATCCGAAGGAGGTCAATCGTGTCAAAGATTCTGATGTGCCTTTTTAGCCTGGTGCTAATCAGCAATGCTTTTGCATACGAAAAATGCAGCAAGACTTCCGATGGAGAAATCTGTTGTTGGGATACCAACATTGATGGACCTTTCGGACCGCCTGGCTGTTAATGGTTGTTTTGAACCTACCCTACCCTCCAAGCGTAAATCATCTTTACATTAACGCTAGGGGTAGGCGCTTTCCAAACGCAAAAGCTAAAGCCTATAAAACCGCAGTGCAAGANTATGTGGCTGAGTATCGAACACCAAAGTTCAATAATGCCAAGATTGCGCTGATTGTATGGGCTTATCCTCCTGATAAACGCAAACGGGATATATCTAATTTACTGAAGATTATTGAGGATAGTTTGCAAGATGCAGGAGTATTTGATGATGATTTCAACATTGATTTTATTGAGATCAAGCGTTGTGACATCAAAAAAGGTGGAGGATTAACAGTCATGATTGAAACGATGGAAGAATTTTCACTAGTCCAAGAGGAATCTGGCGTGAATTAGCCAGGTAGTTAGGGGTTGCGCCAGCCAACTACTTGGATAGCTGGCACTTTAAGGGGGTATTTAATGAACGCAAATGAACCAGTAGCTTGGATAAACCCTAAAGAACTAGACATGGATGTATCAACTAGCGTAACAAAGCATAAGCACTTTGATACCGATATTCCACTCTACACCCATCCAACAAAGACACTAACAGATGAAGAAATAGAGCAAGTTGGCAAAGAAACTATGTTGTTGCAATTCTTTCAAAGCATTGAAGCTACCGCAGACCATGGGGATAGCGTAGCAAGAGCAATGACAGCAATGATTAGACAACAAGCATTTGATTTTGCTAGAGCAATACTAAGAAAGGCTAATGAGAAATGAACATACCTTATAACAACGGCAAAGTAGAGATTGGTAAGTATTACCAAAAGGATTGCAGACCAGAGATGGATTCAGATGCCATTCTTTTGCAGACGGCTTTCCTTGATCCTGAGAGCTATCGCAAGCGCCATTTATCTGAGGTGCTGTATGTATGTTTAGTTATTGTTACGCTTTTTGGGTATTTCTTATTCTCATGATTGTTAGATTATCAGAACTAGATACCTACGAAATAGCGTGGGCAGCGCATGAACGCCATAAATACAAGCAGGATTGGCAAGTAAAAACGCAACGGGTAGATCAAAAGCGAGATGACTTTGCCATTACCAGAGAAGGCATGGCAGGAGAATGGGCAGTTAGTAAGGTAATTGATACGCCTGTTAATTTAGACTTACACCCTGGTGGTGATGCTGGTTGGGATTTTGAGTATTGCGGTATCAAGATTGATGTCAAAACAAGCAAAGCAAAGTACTTATTGTTTAATACATTAAGCAGTTTTAAAGCAGATTTAGCAGTGTTTGCAAGGTATTTGAATGAGTATCAAGTAGAGCTAGTAGGTGCGATTACAAGGCAAGATTTTGTTGCAAAGCACCAATTGAAAAATTTTGGGTATGGGGATAAGTGTGTCGTTGATCCTCTTTTATTAAACGATGTTAGGGATTATTTATGAATAAGAAAATTTTTGTAGCTACACCAATGTATGGCGGTCAGTGCGCTGGTTACTATACGCAGTCAATTATGGAACTCAATATGTTGCTACAAAAGTCTGGAGTGGAAGCTCAGTACAGCTTTATGTTCAACGAGAGCTTGATTACTAGAGCGAGAAATTCGCTTACCAATGTCTTTATCAAGAGCGGATGCACTCATTTACTCTTTATTGATAGCGATATTAAGTTTAGGGGTGCTGACATTATGGCAATGCTTGAGGTGGACAAGGACATTATTTGCGGTATCTACCCTAAGAAAGAAATCAATTGGGATAGCGTTAAAAAGGCAATGGATAGCGGAGTACCACAGGATCAATTAAAGAGCTATACAGGCAGTTTTGTGGTCAATCTGGTGGATTACCAAGGTGAAGTGACTGTGCCTGTTGGACAGCCTGTAGAGATCTTTAATGGCGGTACGGGTTTTATGATGATTAAGCGTGAAGTTTTTGAGCAATTATCAGACAAAGTGCCTTCTTACTTTAACGATGTCAATGATCTAAATGGTCAAGTAGGTATGAGGGAAGAAATCAAAGAATACTTTGCTACTTCGATTGAACCTGAAACTGGTCGTTTGTTATCAGAGGATTATCACTTCTGCTACATTTGGCGCAAGAGTGGCGGTAAGGTCTTTGCTGCTCCCTGGTGTCAGCTCAGTCATATAGGTACTTATGCTTTTGAAGGGCAGCTCATCCCTGCTCCATGATGCGCCTGATTCGCCTAGTACCCAGTGATTCATAGCTCGATCTTTAGCCAGATACGCTCATGTACCCAGTACAGAGCTATCTTGGTGAACAGTTCAACAAAGGCAATACTGAAGGCTAGGCTTGCAGTGCCAGTAATAATCCAAGATA